TCACTTCGTACTGTGCTTCATCCAAAAGTTTAACAGGGTCGTTAATCCTGCCTACACCATTACGTGTTACCATACGGTTTCCCGTAGGATCAGACTATATCACCTCCCTTTCGGGAGCCTCCCATTTCGGATGCACTTGCTATCCTACTCTACTCACTTCCGTATAAAATACGTGTTTTCGATAGTCGTTGAACCTTGAATTACCAATGAAAATCTTTAGAAATATCATTCCAGTTCTTACGAGATTTAATTGCTCTTACAAGATTGTAATCATAACCTAAATCTCTGATCTTAGAACTCTTCATCCCTTCTTGCAATAGTTGACATATCTCTTTAATAGTGTCTACAAGATACTTGCAGTTTGCATTCTTATCTCCTGAAACATCTCTACCACCTTTGTCATAACTATATTGCACATTATACGAATGAGTGCACCACTCCAGATTGGATACTACATTATTCTCTCTATTGCAATCAATGTGATTAACTTCTGGCAAATTCTCAGGATTATCAATCCAAGCCTCTGCAACCAATCTATGAACTGCTTTAGAAGTCCACTTACCATCAATGAACATTTTAACAACTTTGTATCCTCTACCATTATCAGACGGAGTTAAAGGTTTTCCTCTTTTACCTATAATAACTCCACTCTGAGATACTTGATAATCTGAATAAATATTTCTAAATTCCATTTAATAACTCCTTGGCTGCTGATTGACATATATTAACTTAATTGCACATTGTACCACTCAGTATGCAATTTGTCAATACTTAGTTTTCCAGCAATTAAAGAGGTTATTCGATATGTATTTCTACATAAAGCCACAATTATTTATGGTAAGCAATCATCTGCTGAATATAAGCTTTATTCTTCCAATCTTCAGACCAAAAGTCAACAGAAATCCCATGCTTCCTAAACAAAATGTCCTGATACACCATAGTACGTTTTGCAGCAATAACACCAGCACTTTGAAAAGCTGCGTTAACCAAACTATGTTGACTTCGAGTACGAATCTGCCTTCCGTCAATACCAACGATAAACTTCTTTTGACCTTTAGTTTTCCAAAAATTAGTAAGCCACTCTTTAAACTTAGCCAGTGGTTTTGCAGCTTCCCAATAAGCGTTAAAAATTGATTCACCAGTCTTCAAGTCGCAACCTACTGTTTTTGCTACTTTAGGAGGTTGCGCTCCATAGGCGCAGGCGTACTTGACTGACTTTGCCGAACCACGTTTAAAATCAATATCTAGCATCTTACTGATCATTTCTGCTGTTTTTGTATGTACATCATTAGGCTTTTCAAGAATCAAGGAGTTACAATAACTCTTGTTCTCATCGTCAAACTGCCAGCAAAAGTGAGCCTCCACCATCGCTTCCAAACTACAAAAATCATATGCAAACTGAATAGCACCATTACCTTTACCGACTCCAAACAATCGACGAATAGGTTCTCCGTATAAAGAAGTTACTCGTGGCACATTGGCTACAATTTTATGCTTCATTCGTGCTGTTGCAGCTCCCATGCTGTCTGCCGGAGTAGGAATACGTCCGTCTTTCCTTACGTTAGGAAGAAATCCAGTTTCACCTTCCTCATCAGCGTCTTCCCAATCAACACCTCCGCCAAGAATGCTGTTCCTACGGTGGTTATATGTCAAATATTCCACAATATTCTTAACATAGGGGAAAGTAGATTCAAGTTCACTCAAAGCTGGATCAATATTCTTTTCCTGACCAACAGTGAATGTAGGATTTGTTAACACTTTCAAAGGTTTAGAAAGATCGTGAGATAACAATTGACGCATCAGTTTTCGAGAATCTGTACATTTCACTCTCTCCATTCGGAAAGGAAGAAAATTACTGGCAAGAGTTTGCTCTACATAACGTCTAACAGTAGCTTCAAATTTCTCAGGAGATAACTTCTTCTTTTTAGTATCTAAAGTTAAATCTTTCTCTTTAAACTCACTTGGTTGCCATCCTAACCCTACTAAGAACTCTTTAATGAATGTTGAATCACTAATAGAAGTGGGTTCAGTCTTCTTTAAAGGTTCTGAGAATGGGAGTTTAAAAATCTGACCCTCCCACTCAAAATACCATCCATCAGAATATTCTACAAGTTGTCCTCCTACTTTAGCAGCAAAATTTTTAATGTGGGTGTTAGGTAATCCTGACTTTAAAAACTGAGTTGCAGGAGGAGTCCACTCTTTCAGTTTTGTCTTTGTAAGAGGTTTTTCTGGAAGATGAGGCTCAACAATAGTCTTATGTTTTGCCATCAACTCATCCAATTCTTGTACATTTTTTAATGCCAATTCCTGATCAAACCAGAAACCTCGATGAGCCTGTCTTGTAATAATCCATGCTACATAATGTTCCAGCTCTAAGGCATCATTCCAATCCCAATCTCCCATCTCTTTAAACAAATACTTAAATACCGCAATATTTGTCTTCACGTCTTGTTTATTATACTCTAACATTTGAGGATGATATACAGCAAATTCTGCCCCTTTAGGAGAAGAATGTTCAATCAATCCTAAAGAGATAGCTTCGCTTCTCCAATCAATTTTGTGTACTCCACACAGTGTTCCCAAATAGTCAAGAGAATGCGATTGACGATCTGGATAGATAGTTTTAGACATAATGAATGTGTCAATAATCCTCACGTCCTTACCGCACCAAGTAGAAGGAGTCTCTTCAAAGCCTAATGTAAAATCCATTCCATAGACAGCCTTCAACACTGTTAAATCATAATTAATCCCATTGTGCGCTATAATTGCTTCTACATTGTCAATGACAAATTGTTTAAAATTCTTACATTCTTCTCCAACAAAAGATGTTTGCTCTCCTGTTTCAAGGTTTTCAATGACAATACAATGAATCTTAAAGTCTTTTAAACTCCACGGACTTGTAGTGTAATCCACTGTAGAGTCATCCAACAAACCATTTGCTTCAATGTCAAAACAATACAAGCCCTTCATACTTTCTCCTATCTTGTTAAATATCTTCTATATTGTCCTTCATTTCTTGAATTTTTGCAAGAAATCTTTTAGATAAAGCTTCTTTTACTCTTACATCACCTACTTGATCAGCCCACCATAAAGCAAATTCATGCTTCTTTGTATAATAGGCAAGACCTCCTTATACTTATCTTGACCCCTCCAAATACATTCACGTTTTCCAGTGATTGGGTTCTTAATACGTGCCAACCAATAAGGATTACCTCGTTTCGGAACTCTGTAATCAACTCCTGCAATTCCTGATGAGTTATCACTACGTTCGTGCGTCAAAAATGCGTTTAAGGCTGCCGGAACAAATGCAACCGTGTGTTTTCCGTAATGCTTATTATGAGGGAATAGGATGTCTTTATCTAAAACAAGACCTTCTTTCCAACCCATTTCAATCATATCCTGTTTGAATTTAGAGAAAATTTTCCAGTCTTCATCTACAGTACAATTAATATATGTAGGTCTATTCTTATGAAGTGCCTTACCTTTCACTCTATTTTTCATTGCAAACCATAAAGAGTAATAAGGACATATCCAGAGAGTGACACCTTTAATCTTTACGGTAGTCTGATAATCTGCATCATTATACCACCCATCTTCACTTTTTGTTTTAATTCTCATACACTCCTTTCTCTAACATATAAAGCCCTTTCACAGGGCTTTATATTTAGTCTAATTCAACCAACGAATAGTCATAATAAGTACGATAATACTGCTCATACTCTAAAAACAACTGATTCAGCCAATCATCGAGGTCATACATACGGTGAGTAAGTCCATCGTAATAGAGTTGACCACACAAACCTGTAGAACCTACACCTCGACTTTTTGTGCATTTAAATTGAGTAGTATTCCTGACAATATCATCTTCAGCAAGTTTATCACGTTGTGCAAGAATAATTACCGAAGATGATTTAAAGATTGTACTACTACCAATAATATCTTCTTCATTAAAACTACCTCCAGTAGATGCTGCCTTTTGACCAGATGCTGCTTTTCGGATATGGTTAATTAAAACAAAAAGTACACTATATCGTTTGAAAATACTTTTCATCCATGCCATAAATTTATCAGTCTCATCCTTACCTAAAACATCTTGTAAATCACTAAACGGGTCAAGAATGATAATTTTTACTCCGTACACAGTAATCAATTCAATTATCCTCTCTTTCATCTCTTCAACGTCAATGTCTACGTCAATTAAAAATAAAGCATCTTCACCTTCTTTATTTTTAGAAATGAGCTTGTGTGCTTTACGTGTATTATCACTATCTACAATATTCAGTCGTTCTTCTTTTGTCTCTAAGTATGCGATTTTCTTATTAATCACAGTGGATGTAAGATCGAGCATGTATTCTCCTTCAGATGCCTCAAAAGGAGCTACGGCAATTTTTAAATCTAAAGCCAATCTGAAATGTAACAACCAAGAATTAACAAAAGAACTCTTCCCACACGATGAACCAGCTGCTAGGGTACATATGCCCGCTACAGGCAGACCCCCTTTTAACATCGTATTCAAATCTTTGAACTGAGGAGGTAGACTATATCTATCCGAACTAACAAACTCTTTCATAGAATCATACGTTTCACTTGCTGGAGTAATGTTAGAATTTACATGCTGTTTAGCCCCAATAAAATCACGTACAAATTCATTCTCTTTCCCAACTTTGATATAATCATCTGCATCTTTATAACGCATTTTCATTATATACGTCTTACCTTGTGGGAAATTGTCCATTGCATCTTCAACAGCTTTATCTCCAGCAGCATCACTATCCATTGCAATCACAATCTTACGGAATTGATTTACAAAAGACCATTGTGATTTAATTTGCTTACCAAGAGAAGATTCTCCAAGAGCAAGAGAAACTACAGCCACTTCATCCCACTTACCGCCTGTTGATGTATTGTTATCTTTCAACATCTGGTAAGCTGCTGCCATTTTAGTTTCACCACCAACAATCAATAAAGTTCCTGTGTGATTGCGGAATTGATATTGTCCAATGAAATCAGCATTCTTAGAAACATCTCCCACTGTGAAGAAATCTTTAGGCATTTTACGAGCCTTGTAGCCAGATAATACTTCTTTAGTAGTAACTGGTACATATTGAGTAATAAGCTCTCCAGAAGCGTTATATTCGTGTTTAAATCGGAATTTCTGGTAGATGTCATCTCGAATACCACGATACCCTTTACCTTTAGATTCAAGAGCATTAATCCTCTCTCGATCTTCTTTACTTAACAATTTCACATTACTTGTCAATTTTACTTCTCCTTTTGGTTGAAATTCCCCATTTGAATCAATGAAATTACATTTACAGACAAAACAATGTGCCGTATTTGTACTCGAATAGTAGTGCATTCCATCTGAAGATGAACATTCATCTGTATTCAAACAAGGGTGTTTTCCTTCTGTATATCCTGACAAATCTACTTTAAGAGTAGTCATCAAACCTCCTTAAATAATTTCTTTCCATACAATTTAGCAACAAATTCCAGTAAACTCTCATCATCTTCACTAAAATCTTCTGGATAATCCATTTCAATTTTAACTAAGTCTTTAATGAATTTTTCAGCTACTTCTCTTGTGAATTCATAACTTCCTTGCTCAATGTCAATTGCATAAATAATATTCTTAGCTGTTTCTTGATTCTTGTCTTCAAATAAAGCATTTGCAATATCAGAAGTGTCTACTGTAACACTGATGTTAAATTTTGTCATTTATTTCTCCTCATAACTAAACTCACACCCACATGGAGTAGATAATAATTCTTCAATATCGTGAATATTAGGAGGGTCTTCACTATCCTCCTTCACCCACTCTCCATCTTGATAGTAATTGATAGAGCCTTCCAAACAATCCTTACAAATATGTCTTAAAAGCTCTTGTCTACAATCATACTCATTATCGTACTCCTTAGTCCAACTTGGAGTAGAACATTTGTGTAATAAATATTTCATATTAGCAAACAATCACATTAAAGAACTTCTCAGCATTCTTCTTATGTTCTACTACTTTCTTACGTTCATCCTCATAAGCCTTACGAAGAGCTTTCTTTGCTGCAATTTGTAACTTCACATAACGAGCTAAGTCACGTCGATGTTGATTTAGTTCTCGTTTATCTACCTTAATAAAATGAATACAATTTTCAATTCCATCGGGATAGTCTTTAGAATTAGGGTTATTTTGCATCCAATCATTCAGCTCTTCATACCAATCTTTTAGCGCTTCTTTGATACGATAGACAGTATCCTCTCTCCATTCAATATTCACTCGATTTGTAGCAATAAAACTTTGCAATTCTGGAATTGTCATTTCAATCTTCATTGTTGGCATATTTATTCTCCACAAATTAATACAAAATCATAATTGTTATCAGATGTGTAATCCCAATCGTCTTCATCTAAATATACAGTATTCTTACGTTGCAGTGTTGGAACTTTACCACGAATTACTTTACAGCTTAAATTAGCACTACCATGTCCTCCAGAGATACGAATCTGAGTATCATCAGGATAATATTTAAGCAATTCAATTAATTGTGCTTTATTCATTTGTTTTCTCCTTCGTTCAATTGCTCATCAAGCTTATTATCAATGATTTTATAAATTTTGTCCATAGTTTGTTGAGTGCGAGGGTCTTTCGATATATCTTGCACTACTTTAGCTCCAGCCATCATGTAGATTGCTTGTTTGGATGGAATAGCTACTGTAATAATACCTATTATGATTGAGAAGACTAATATTGCAAAATATGTTTTAATTTTAATTCCTGTATCGTACAAAACTCCTATACCAAATGCACACGAGGCTAAGAAACTGAGCGTAGTTATATAAAGTAGTAATTTAGTAACTCCACCAACAACATCCGCAAGATAAATTACTGTAATCAAATCCATTTTATTCTCCTTTAACTAATTTAATAATCTTCTTAAACAAACTTGGACGTTCTGTCCATAGCTGCAATTCACCTGTTTTCCTGTTGTTACATAGACCGCCAAATCTCATCTCTGATTCACAATATCGTCCAGTTCTGTGACAGTTTAAGTAACTCTTTTGTCCGTAACTATGAGCACAATTACTACAATTCCTTAAAGATTTATCCATTATTCATTCCTATCATCAAAAACATCTTCCAAATCTACTCCTCTCATTTTAGCAGAAGCTTTCAAACGTCGAATGTATTTATCTGACAGCTTTAATCGGTTTTCTAATACTTCAATACAATGATTTTTAAAATAAATAATGAACCATATCAAAATACTCATAAGTGAGTTTACTAAAAACACATATTCCATATTATACTCCATGAGCCTTCACATACTCTTCAGCTTCTTTTATCACTTTCTCTAGCTTTGGAATGTGAGTAAAATCGTATCCGAGACTTCTAGGTAATCCATTAAACTCCCTATGGTTTTCTTTTAGTAATTCTAACATATTTTTAATAAGATTATTTTCCATATCATTCTCCTCGTTTAGCTGCTTCAAGTTGAGCCACACAGTCATCATACCTATCTGCTTCAGTCTTGTCAAGTCTTTCTTCAACAAAAATCGGAAGAAACAAACTGAATGTATCATTCGATCTGTTAGTAATGATGTCATTAGCTTCCACTGTAATAATACTTCCCACTTCAATTCCGTTCTTACGTTGTTCATCATTCCATCCACTCCCTACATCCACTTTCAATTTACCATCACTCGACTCTACTGAAACGCTACCCATCATTCCTTCGTATTTTCCTGTACCTTCAATAATTCCTACTACTTTCAAATCAACTTGAAATTTTAGCTTCAGCTTCACTTGATCTTTCGATGTACCGTTCTTCCATTTGAAATGTTTAGTTTTCATTACAGCACCTTCGCATCCTTTTTCTAAGAATTTACGGTATATATAGTAAGCTTCTTCTACATTTTCAACAAATCGTGTATATACAATATGTGGATACATAAAAATTAAATCGTTTCTTCTGGTAATATAACTTCTTTCAGATTTACCAGATTTAAACTCACTCATTGTCAAATGATCCCAAGCAACAAGTTGATATTCATAATTCTTCTGGATTTCTCCAGACTGAAGGATGCTATTCAAAATACCATTCCCTGTTTTACGATCAAGAATATTTCCTTCTTTCAACACAATGATTTCTCCGATGATTACTTGATCTTCACAAGAATCTTTAAATTCTCCAAACAACAGTTCAGCGAACTCACGAGTAAACTTACTACCATTACGTGTAATAGCAGAACAATCTTCATTATCATTTACCAAGTATGCGAACATACCGTCCAACTTCTGCTGAACCATAATTACATCTTCTTTATTGAATTTATCAATAATCTTAGCATCTGGTAGACTACAGCGTTGATAAGGTGGAATGAAGTAGAGATCAGGAAACACTTTCAAGATTGTACTATCACTCACTCCGGCTTCGATAGAGCGTTTGATCATGTACTGAATAAGTTCTTGAGCCTCGATATTATATCCATACATATACTGCTCCAACCATTGTTTAGCAGCATTTCCTGTAATATTCCGATCACAAATATAATGTTTGATTGTATCTATAATGTCTTCACAAAAAGGATGTCCTTGATTTTCTTTAGTAATTGCTACTTTCTTCTGGTAGTAATTAATAGCAGGATCATACACAGCTTTGAGATATTGTTTCAGCAGTGCATTATCTTTGTGTGATTCTAAGAAAGCCAGTTTAGCTTTTGATCCTTGTGTTTCTTGTAATGTTTTAATAATTTCGTACAGACTCATTTGAACCCTCCCTCAGCCATCGAATACATCCATTCTACTACATCCTTCCCGTAAAGCGTAACCATATTTCTGTGAATTTCATCAGGCTTATATGGCTCTTGTACATTCTTTACAATTAACCAAGATGTCTTCATTGTTCCAATCCTTTGATTGCGTTCAGAAATTTAGCTTTATTGTATGTTTTACCATCGAATTCAAATGTTTCTTCTTTCAATGAGAATTTGTATGTAGTATCAACGATTACTTCTTTACCCGCATTATCTTGAAACAACGTGTGATTATCATAAACAAATGAAATATTTCCATAGCCATCTATGAACAAATAGTTTGCTTCCAACTCACTATCTACCGGACTTCCATCAATCCACTGACAACCATTCTTAAAAGCTTCCTCCTGAAAAGCTCTTGACATCTCAGGACTGCTTACTCGTACTTTAATATTTCTCCATTTCATTTTATTCTCCTCATTTGTGGTAACAACAAGATTTCCATGTTCATCGCATTCTACGGCATCTTTTTTTATCAGCCCATCCTTTAAAAATCCCAATTACGGTTTCTACGGACAGGTAATATTCATCATCTGATTCTTCTAAGACAGAAGCATAAGAACCAATATGATTAGAATGCCACCAAAATGGTTCATCGCAGTTTACAATCTTTACAAATTTACTCATAATTTCTCCTCTCTATAAACAAAAAGCTGACAAACTCAATAATAGAGAATGTCAGCTCAGATGTCAACAAGTTTTAGTAGACCATAATCACTTTATTTTTATATCCCCATTCCTTAGCATCATCTGGATCGGTTGTAAATCCATCAAGATCGATTTTAGTATCAATGTAAGCTACTTCAGCACTATAGGCGCTCTCACGTACTTGACCATGATCTGCATACATATACACATCAAGATTTTCAGGAATTTCTTGCAATAGTTTGATCAATTCATCACGTTTCATAGTTTCTCCTTTATAATTTAATACCAATCGTCACAAAAGCATTTTCAGAGGTCATATCTTCAGAATGGATATGAGTATCACTTACGTAATAAGTGTCATCTTCATCTACATACTCAGGATACTTCAGTTCCCTCAAAAATACTCCTTCAATCTTCAAAGCATCTCCGTGACTATCTTCTACTGTTACTTCCATATCAGAAGGGTAGAGAAGAAGTTGTGAGATCAGGTCATCGATTGTCATCTAATTCTCCTTTCAAAGAATAGCACTATCCGAAGAGATATAATCTCCATCAAGGTACAAAGTTACTTCTACTCCTTTAACATCTCGATCATACCACCCTCCAGAATAATCTGATACTCGAATACTCAATCCTTGAAGAATATTTACAACAGCAGATTTAAATTCTTCTTCTGTTTCAAATACGATCATGGTTTTCTCCTTTAACTATTCAATGCTTCCATTGAATATGGAAAGTGCTCATATAAAATAACTCCAAGCTTCTCAGCAAATTCTTGTGTACCTGTTTTTTGTGCATGACTATCAATACGTTGCTGATATACACGATTAAAGGCAAGCAATGATCCTGTCCAAATCCAAGTAACCATTGTATTAAGAGGAAGTACCATGCGAGCTTCTTCTGGGGCTACACCAGCTTCTAATAGACGTTCATAAACATCAACAGACTGATTAGTTTGCCATTCAATCAATTCTTTCGCGCTAAGACCACCATAATCAGTGACTTCGCCTACTCGTTTGATAATACAAGTATGCTCTTCATCACTAGCTCCTTGTTTAGCGTGATCTGGAGCTTTATGAATTACATCAGGAATAAACAACTTCACATCACTTGTAATGTATCGACGTGATTCTTCATTAATAATAAGACCGATCACATGTTTGTGCAATTGCCTCGCTGTAAATACCGGAACAGTCACACGAATAGAAAGTTGTGCATGACAGTACGGAGTGAAGTGGGTATGAGCTTTAGCGCGTTTCTCCCAATCATCACGTTCAGATTTAGGAAGTCCGGTAGCAAGATACTTCAACAAACCTTTATCTTGTTCTGTAATTTCTTCACTATCATCCCACTTAGCAAAGCTTACTCGTGCTGCGTTTACAACACGTTTATCATCACCCATTTTATCAATAAACTCTACTTTAATATCTTCTTTACGATTCATTATCTCTCCCTATTCTTACCAATTAACTTCTTTAACCATAATACCTTTTTCACCAAGCTTTGTATGTTTCGCAGCTTTTAGCATCTCTTCAAGAGTCCAAATAAGACTATCCAATGAATCCCCAGAAGGAGTGATCTCATCTGTACGACCATCTGCACCTAAGTCTTCGCAGATGAAGAATTCTGAGAAGTCTTCGTGATCTTCATTATGAGATTTATAATCTACGCGTAACACCTTATATGTCCAACCTTGCATATTATTCTCCTTTAAATAAATTAACTAACTCGTACTTCAAGAACAATTTCTGGCTGTAAATCTTTAGAAATATTTTGCCATTTCTCTATAGCTTTGTCAAATGATTCTTTGAATTTTTCAGGGTTAGAACAATCAAGTCGATAGCCAATCCAGAATTCATCTCCAGAGTAACAATTAAGACATCCTCCATCTACCAAATCATTGTATTCTAGCCAATCAGATACATCCATCTCTTCCTGATGTTCGTTAGAGTAGAAATACTTTTCAATAAAGCTTTCCATATCACATATATCTTTAACAAATCCTACTGCGAGGATTGGTGAATAGTAAGTTCCCACGTTATTTCTCCTTATTTTTAACATCATAATAACCCTCCAGTTTGAAGTACATCTTAACAACATCTTCATCTTCTGGATACTTAACTTTAGGGCTTCCGAGGGGAATGTGTCTTACTATTCCATCTCCGGCTTTCAATACTCCTATCTCCATTGTCATTTCTCTGTCCTCTGGAAAAGTGTGAAGAATAGGAAGTATCTCTTTAACAACTAAATCCTTAGATACATTCCCATTATAGTACACTCCCCACAAGAAGTCATTTTTTAATTTTCTACCTTCTTGTTCTCCTTTAGTAGTCATTATTTGCTGGAACTTTTTAACTAATTCCTTACCTTTAAGAGAAGAGTATTCGACTCCGATAATATCAAGAATGTGTTGCCTGATTCCCATATTATTTCTCCTTTAATCTAAATGTTTAGGACAATAAGAATCAACGAATGCTACTTGCAAACGTTGTACATCATACTCCACCATATTCATATCCGCAATCTCTTTAAACACTGTTTTATCTATGTCTTTTAAATTTTCAATTTGTTGTCGTAGAAGTTTTTGTCTACGAATACTCTCTTCTTTAATAAATTCAGATAGTTTATATGCAATATTTGCAGCCTCTGACAGAGTTAATTGTACGTAACCATCATCTGAAGTTAGTTGTATAATTCTCCCTTTGTCATTACCTCCCCAATGGATAGAAGTAGCGATAGTCATTTTATTTCTCCTTTACATTATCAATACCAACCACTCCGTATCCATCACAACATTCACACTCTTTCATAGGACGATTGATCACTTCCATCAAATCTTCCAAGTATTTCTTCACATTGTACACCATTTCTTCCAAATTGTCAGCTTCAAATTTAGGAGCTACTGTATATTCATTATAAATCTTTGGAGCAATATTAAATACTTCAACAAGTTTCTCTGTAGAGACGCTATTTGTAAAGCGAGGAGGTTTGTAACTATTCCCTCTAGCTGTGTATTGCTCTTTACGAATGTTGTATGGTTTTGTTTTATACCATTTCTGCACAGCGAAACAGAAGTCATAGTCAGAGGTAATACGAACATGACTTCTATCTATATTGTCTTTTACATATTGTCGTACAATTTTAAAAACTTGCTCTGGAGTAATATGACATGGACGTTTGTGTAACAATACTTCTGGCGTAAGTAGTCGTTCTAATTCATCATACGATACAACATTCCTCAAATCTTGTTCTACTACTTTTTTCTCTGAAGCATAGTGTCCTGTTTCAACTCTAACCTTCATATTGACAGGATCATCATATTTTTCAATATGAAATTCTCGCAATACTTCTACAGTGAATTCTTGCTCTTTCCATTCTTCAGGTAATTCTACTCGATGTGGAACATACAAGCTACGAATATTATTGTAATTCTCCCACACCCACACATCTTCGTAAGGATCAAGTTTTTCATTCACTTGCTCTAAAGTGAGATAAGCTGGAATTTTATCACTAACTAAGTCATCAGACATAATCTTATATCCAACGTGTTTATATGTAGCTGGAGATAATGTTTTGACAGATTTGATTTCATGTACTCCTTCAAGGAACAGGAATCCATTATTACTCTTTACTAAATCTGAAAGAATAATATCATTGATCTTTGTAGTGTCTTGTTTAAATCCGTAATACGACCAACTATTCTTCAGAAATATTCCAAGATTTGTTTTATAAATTTCAAGCTTCATTCATCTTCTCCTTTCATTCCAGCCTCGATAGCTTCTTCCAAAGATTCTGCACCATCATCATAAACTACATGGAAATGTAGCAGTCCGTCTTTTTCTTCTACTTCTGAAAATGGAAGGTAATCAAATTTATTTTTACTAACAATTTCATATAATTTGTCATTGATAAACATAAAATTATGTTCACACAACACTTCAAGACAATAATATCCATTCTTTTTGAAAGCGTCAACATCTTTGTTAGTATTCTTACGAATCCAATCTTCAGCCCACTCTTCAGAAGAAGCAAATGCTGAAGTATCAACTTTACGCAATGTTCCTTTTACTCGTTGTTCGTAGCTCATTTTATCCCTCCTTCACACAAATCCGATGATTACTCCAATTATCAAGTTGTTCTTGAATCATTTGTTCTGGACAATATTCCAACATGAGCCTATCAATTTTAGCTTCTAATTGTTCAATATATTCACGTAATGCTGCAATTTCAATACTCTTACAAATACTTTCTTCTCGATATACACTTTCTACACAACCATATCCACCTTTGTAGTGTTTCTCCCAAGGATCAATTTCCTTTAGCATAATAGAATGTCTCTGAAAAGCTACTACGTTGTGGGTATTTCAAAGCATTTAATTTATCTTGATATTTCTTAACGTCCATTTGTTTTCTCCTTAATAATATTTATTCCAATCAACATAATTCACTAACAGCTTCTTTACAAGAGTATTTGGAATACGTAAATTTTCAGTATCCTGAAATCCTATCATAACTCCAACCTCTGCCACTGCACCACTCCTGCATATTCCAGCATGACAGTGTACAACGATATTATGACCATCTTCCAAAGCTTTGTCAAGGATATTCGCAATTTGTTTAGCTTGGTGCTCTTGAATAGAAGCTGATGATTCTTCAGTAATATCATCAAAAGCAAATTGATGAATAGCAATAAATTCATCTTTGTATTTAGGAATAGCAAATTGCCATGTTCCGTAATCTTGAAGCTGAATGAGAATAGTCTTCCCTTTTTCGAGGTAATGGTTTCCTTTTATTGCGTCAGACATACTGATATTTTCTATGAACACGATTTCTCCTTTCTATTCAACCACCCAAAACATCTAGTAATCCTGTTCGTGTAAGCTTTAGGTTCTTTTTGTTTCTTAATATTGTATTCTGGATAAAAACAGTCTATGTCTATTTTCTCTCTACGTAATGCCTGATCTTTTGTTAAACAAGTAATTATTACCCGTACATCTAACGCACCGATAGTAAAATAATGTTTATTCAGGTTAGGATTATGAGAATGTCCACTATTAACATGGTTTTCACGACCTTCTTTACCACTTCCAATATAAACAATTTTACCGTTGTAATAAACATGGTAAACAATGTGGTTGTTTTTAGCTTTCATTCTTCGTTCCTTATAGTGAAAAGGTTGTTTGTATTTTGTTGGAAATGTAATTTAACAGTAAATCTCTATTATATAGGTTGCGGGTAGTCTTAGTCTATACTTTTATCGTTCCCGATAAAATATATGATCCTGAATTTGTTTCACTCTCTGTAGCTTCTTCCAGCTTGGTTTGACATAAACAGCATGATACCACAGTACGTCTTCAGGTAATTCTGGCTCAGAGTTCAGCACAACGTCATAGTATAATTTCCAGTCTTCATTTCTAAGTGATGTCTGCCAACGTTTGGGGAAGAAACTAAATTGCCCTTTCTGCTTGATGATTTGACACCACGATTTATCCCATTTTCTACTCCGGTTCTCAATGACATCAAACACTGCTCTCTGACCTCTTAAACCTTGATTAAGAGCTTCGTGTTTGATACCGTTTACAATACACACAGCTTGCTCCATATCGAGCTTAGAAGGCTCTGTATAAGCTTCTCCAAGCGTTTTATAGCTGCACAGATACAAAGATAGAAGACATAATAACAGAATTGCTTTCTTCATAGTTTCCTTTTTGAAGTAAAAACAGTAATGCTATCACATCTTATGTCATTAGTCAAACAATTTACTCACAGCTAGATCAGCATCTAAGTTAGCATCTTTTCCAGTACGATGTTTAGATAAATATTCGTAAAACTCTACTCTAGCTTTATTCATTAGATATGAGAGATAATTCCTACCATATTCTTTTCCTGCACGTACAATAGCTTGTTTGTCGAACATCTTTCTCGTTGTCATAGGACAATTATTTTTGTCATAAGCTGATAATACTAGGACAAAAACAGTTCCTGCATCGTAGAAGGATTCTTTGATGTCGATAATCATTCTTTAATTCCTCCATGTTTAATAATCACTTGTTCAACAATTTCAATTGGAACATACCCATAGACGGTTCCTGTAGGATCGGATTCGTTCTCTGCATAATAGATGATCAACTCTTCTGGCTCAGAAGGAAATCCAATTTCAAATTCATAGTAGAAATCACAACCATCAAATCTAGGAGCACAATAATTATATTCTCCTGCTTGTACAGACATAGAGAATCCATCATTACAAATAATTCTTTTCGCTATGAATTTGTTTTGTTCATGTCGGTTATTTTAATATATTCATTGATGTTGATGTTCATTTAGTTCTCCTTAATCAAATAATTTAGTATATTGCAATCTTTTATGCTCATAACTTGGATGATCTTTGTAATTACATCCTTGTTGAATACTCCATTCAGTGAATTTATTCTTCAATGTTAATAAGCCACAATATACACAACATTGGTAATTCAGCACTTTCTTAGAGAAGTTATGAGGCTCATGTTTGTATTGTTCTTTGCTCATACAATACCTTTATTTAATTCTACTACTTTCAGCAATGCTTTAGCGACATCTGCAACCATGTGAGAAGGAAAATCCATCCTATCTGATGCTCCCTCTATTCTTCCTTTTTCAATATACTTAACTGTTACTATACCTCCATCAGATACGAAAACTTTGTAAAAATAATCCCCACTACCATCTTGATCATATACTTCTGCTGCATATTCAATTGTATTCATTCTATTTCTCCTTTAAAATTAAGCTACAATCATATCGTTTGGTTTACCAAGCAATTTTACCATCTCGTCTTCTCCATTACTGTCTTTGATAGGACGTAAGAACGAATCGGCAATGTAATTAATAGATTCATCCATTACTCCATCACCCCAGACAATAGGAGTATCTACTTCCCAATAAATTTCTTCTGGAATTTCTGAAGTGTACCAAAATCCTTTACATTTCAAAGCTAATGATACTTCAATCTTTGGAGTCAGGCGAACACAAGTCAAAACTTTACCTGAATTCTTTCCCTTAATTACGATTGCGGTATCTCCTTGTTTACAGTTCATACCCACTTTCCTTTCTGATAAATTTTCATAGACTCAATAATTGCTTCTTCTACTGTAGGAGCAGCAGCAAATCTGGAGGTTGGAGAGTTCATTGTAAAATTACAAGAGAATTTACTACCATCTTCTCTCATCCACGTTGTAGGATAGTGATACTCAATTGAAATTTTGTTTTCAATAAGCCAATCAAACATTTCTTCCTTTGTTGGTATCATGTTAATCTCCTTTAGGAATCAATTTCATAAAGTCTTCACGATAAGCTTCTTTGATTTTATCTTTCAAAGCAGGGAATTGGTGCGTCATAACAGGATGACCAAGACGACGTTCTACATCTTCGTGAAACTCTCCAAAATCTACTGTTGTAACTCCAGTGAAGCCCATGATCACTAATGCTTGTTCTTTAGTTAGTTGTTTCATGTTGTTTTCTCCTTACTGGTAAGTAACGTTTACAATTTCAATACGTTGATTATGAGGACTTTTTCGATATTTGTCAACAACAATTCGTTCAGCTTTCCTATGTTTATCTTTTCCATTTAGCATTACGCTCTCAGTACGTTGTTCTCGGTATCCTTGAGAGTTGGTAATCCAGAATTTTACTACGTACTCGTCAGTGTTCATTGTGATTTCTCCTTAAATTATTTGTTATCTCGAATTTGTCGCTTCTGTTTTTCCCTTAAATTTTCACGTTCTTCAACCTCTTCGGGTGACATCTTCAGTAACTTACCAATCGTTTTTGCGGAAATATTGAATCTTTCACTGAGCATTTGTTGTGTGTATCCTTCTTCTTTGTAGAGTCGTTGTAGTTTAAGAATCTTAGCCTTGCTTATACTTAGNNGGTCTTCCGAGGATTGTACCAGATTTTTTAGTACGTTCGAGTCCGTCCCTCGTTCTGGCTTTTAAAGTGTCCAGCTCAATTTCAGCAAAAAGACTGTTCAGAATAACAATAAGCTTACCAAAACCTCCATTCATAACAATAGGGGATGTTCCTAGAGAAAGGAATACTAAATTCACCCCTTTGTCAAGAATTTTTTCAATTGTAACGAGGGAATCGACTAAATTCCTAGATAACCTATCTGTTTTGCTAATGATCAGGGTATCATTTTCTTTCAACAAACTAAATAATTCCTTAAAAGCTGGTCGTTCTAAAGCTGGTACGCTACCTGACACACCTCTATCTTCAAAGAATTTGTCTACTGTATACCCTGATTTCTCTGTAATGCTGAGAAGTTGGTTCTCTGTATGTTGTTGATCCGTGGAGACACGCGCATATCCATATACAGCCATTGTAATTTCCTCCTTAAAGATTAAGTATTTACAGAGAGTTTATACGAAACTTCATTAGCAGTCAACCACTCTTCGCAGATAATTTTTAATTCTTCTGGAGCA